ACATTCGGTACTGGTCTTGCTACATCAGCGGCAGAAAGATTAGGAGTTGGCGAGTCCGGCGACGGTTCTTTCGGTGAGATGGCTTTTTCAATTGAGAAATCAACTGTCACAGCTAAATCAAGAGCTTTAAAAGCTGAATACACAATGGAATTAGCACAAGACCTTAAAGCAGTTCATGGATTGGACGCTGAAGGCGAACTTGCTAATATCCTATCAGCTGAAATATTGGCTGAAATCAACAGAGAAGTTGTTAGAACAATTTTAACAAAAGCTAAAATTGGTGCTTTACAAACTTCTACTGCTGTAAGTGGTATTTTTGATGTTAACACAGACTCAGACGGAAGATGGATGGTAGAGAGATTTAAAGGTCTCATCATGCAGATTGAAAGAGAATGTAATGTTATCGCTAAAGAAACAAGACGTGGAAAAGGTAATTTCATTATCTGTTCTTCAGACGTTGCTTCAGCTTTAGCAGCTGCTGGAATGTTGGATTATACTCCAGCTTTATCAGCTAACTTAAATGTTGATGACACAGGTAATACTTTTGCTGGTGTTCTTAACGGAAGAGTTAAAGTCTATATCGACCCTTATGCAACTATTGACTTTGTATGTGTAGGTTATAGAGGAACAAACCCGTATGATGCAGGTATGTTCTACTGTCCTTACGTACCATTAACAATGGTTAAAGCAGTTGGTGAGAATGACTTCCAACCTAGAATGGGATTCAAAACAAGATACGGTATGGTTGCAAATCCATTCGTAGCTGCTGACGGCACCGGTACAGACCGTGCTAACCAGTACTTCAGAATCTTCAGAGTTGACGACATTATGGTGTAAACCGTAGTTAGTTAAATCTAATTCGACTAAAGGGTTTCTTCGGAGACCCTTTTTTTATGTGTATATATAATAGGTACACTAAAGTACAGACACATACACACAGGAGAAAAATATGTCAAACGGAAAATCAGGCTTTGAAATAAGAGCCGACTTACTACACCAAGCTCAAGGTTTATTAGAGCAAAACATCCAGAGAAAAGTCGATGCAATTTATATGCATAACGATAATCATCCAGATGATAAGAAACCTTTACCAGCCGCTTCAATTAGCGCAGGCGATGTGATAGCAATTGCTGGTGAATTAAACGAATTTGTTAATAGTAAGTAATAAACTCGTATAAATAGATATATGGCAACTTTAACTACAAACAAGAATTTTTTGAGTCCAGTAGGATTTCAATTTAAAATTTCCAGCAACCTTTATCCTAATCTAGAATATTTTGCTGTTGCAGCTACGTTGCCAGGTCTTAATATGACACAGGCAGAACAGAGTTATCGTGGTGTTAACTTATCGTTTACTGGAGATAGACTTCAGTTTGATGATTTATCGCTACGTATTAATATAACTGAAAACCTTGATAACTATATTGAGACATTTGATTGGATGCATAAGTTAGTTCAGCAAAAAGACGCTGAAGACTTAAAAGTAGACGCAACTCTTCTTATACTTACATCACACAATAATGTAGTAAAGGAAGTAGAGTTTAAAGGAGTATTCCCAACAAGCATGGAACCTATACAATTTGACGCACAAGCAGAAAGCGTTGAGTTTGTACAAATGGAAGTCAGCTTTGGTTATACTTACTTTGAATTCAAATAAACGTTTACAAAAGCATAAAAGTATGGTATAATATAATAGTATGAATAATTTGCAACAAATATTAGAAATGTGGAAGACAGACTCGGTAATAGATGAAATGAATCTAGACGAAACATCGAGAGATTCCGCTAAACTCCACGGTAAATACCTAGAACTTCTTTCAGTAAATCGTATGAAGCTCAAAAAAGCTGAACTTGAATTTAAAGTTATACTTAAAGACAAGTGGCTGCACCTTAACGGTAAAATGAGTAAAGTCGAGATTGACGAAAAAGGTTGGGACTATGACCCACTTAATGGAATAACTGTATTAAAAGGAGACATGGATTATTACTATAATGCTGACCCTGTAATACAAGAACATCAAGCAAAGATACATTACCTCGAAGAAGTTTGCAGTACTTTAAAAGAGATATTAGAAAACGTTAAATGGCGACATCAAAATATAAAGAATATGATTGAATGGAGAAAGTTTACTAGCGGAGCCTAATGGATACTGTAACGATTCAAAAGAAGAATGAAGTCTTCTTAAATGTACAATGTGACCCCTCAATAGAAATGGAACTATCAGAACATTTTCAGTTCTTTGTTCCAGGCTATAAATTTATGCCAGCTTACAGAAATAGAATGTGGGATGGTAAAATCAGATTATTTGATTCCAGAAAGAAAACATTATACACAGGATTGCACAAATATTTGCGTGAGTTTTGTGAAGTAAGAGATTATACCCTAGAAGTTATAGATTCACCTACCTATGGTGCACTCGAGTCCGCCCTCAGCCCTGACATAAATGGGCTATTATCACAAATGTCCCTTTCTGTGAACGGAGCTGATATAATACCCCGCCCATATCAGTTGGAGGGACTCTCGCACACGCTTTCTCAAGAAAAATCCTTATTACTATCACCTACTGCTTCTGGGAAGAGTTTAATCATATATTTAGCTATAAGATATTACCTAGATGTTTTTGAAGGTAATGTTTTGCTTATAGTACCTACGACATCATTGGTAGAGCAAATGTATTCTGATTTCGGAGACTATTCTTCGAAGGATACTTGGTCTCATGCCGATAATTGTCATAGAATATATTCAGGTAGAGAAAAACATAACGTAAATCAAAGAGTTATTATATCAACTTGGCAGTCAGTTTATAAATTACCACAATCTTGGTTTGCCGGGTTTGGGATGGTGATAGGAGATGAAGCACATAATTTTAAAGCTAAGTCATTAACAAATATATTAGAGAAATGTACTGAAGCAAAATATCGTATTGGTACTACTGGAACATTAGATGGAACTCAAACTCATCAGCTTGTATTGGAAGGATTGTTTGGTCCAGTATATCAAGTAACTACTACAAAAGAGTTAATGGATAATGACGATTTAAGTCAATTAGATATAAATATACTTATATTGAAATACAAAGAAGAATACTGTAAGCAGATAGTTAAGGAGAAATATCAGCAAGAGTTAGATTTTATAGTAAGATACGAACCAAGAAATACTTTTATAAGTAATTTAGCTTTAGACCAAAAAGGAAATACATTGATACTCTTTAATTATGTGGATAAACATGGTAAACCATTGCACACATTGTTGCAAGGTAAAATGCCAAAAGATAGAAAACTGTTTTACGTATCAGGAGAAACAGATGTCGATACAAGAGAGTCAGTCCGTGAGATTACCGAGAAAGAGAAAGACGCGATTATTGTCGCAAGTATCGGGACTTTTTCTACTGGGATTAATATACGTAATCTTCATAATATTATATTTGCCTCTCCAAGCAAAAGTCAAATTAGAGTCCTACAATCAATCGGGAGAGGATTAAGGAAGAGTGAAGATGGACAAGATACAAAGATATATGATATAGCAGATGACTTACACTGGAAAAATCAAAAGAATTATACCCTACAACATGCAGCTGAAAGAATTAAAATCTATTCTAAAGAACGGTTTAACTACAAAATGTTTGATATAAATATATAATATGGAAGGACTAAATATAAGACACTTTAAACTCATGAATGGCGAAGAGATAATTGGTCTCGTTGCTCTTAAGAATGATGATAATTTTATAATTGAAAGACCAGTAAGACTGAATCCTAGCATGTTAGGTGGAGTTCAGTTTGTAGCTTGGTTTCCTTTCAGCGATGCTAAACAATTTAAAGTTTTTAAGAGTTCAATTTTACAACATGTTCCTGTAGCAGAGTCTATAAAAGAAACATATGTGAACTTTTCTCTTAAAATGGATAAACCAATTCAAACAGTTCAGACTAAATCAGACCAAGAGCTCTTAGACGAATACGAGAGTCGACTTGCTTCTGGTACTGACCTATTTGATGAAGAACCACTCAATGAGCTGGATAAGAAGAGAACATTACATTAATATAGTATCCTCTACCGCTCCGGGTGTTAATATATTATACCATAAAAACAGGCAAATGTAAACGTTTATTTTCACTTTTTGTGAAATAAATTTAAATTAAATTATTCCTTTACATTTACGCCAAAGTATGGTATAATAGTATATTATGGAGAAAATATTATGACTAAGGTCAAACCAAAAGATAAACCACATTACGTTAACAATCGAGAATTCTCTGAAGCAGTCATGGATTATGCTATTGAAGCACGTGATTGTAGACAAAAAGAGAAGAAAGTTCCTACAGTTCCTGATTACATTGCTAAATGTTTCATTAGAATATCTGAAGGACTGTCTCACAGACCGAACTTCGT